TTTATGTCCCAGGTGTTGCTCGAGCTACTACTCGTATCTTGGTGATCAACAACTCCACGTTGGTGATGAACAACCACAGTTGTTTCGACAACTTTCAGATGACCATTTACCTTGGTAAGAAAGCTGCTGAGGGTGTTGTCGCTAAGTTTGTGGTAGACGTTGAACCAGCTATGATCCGTCGTATTCCAGAACGTGATCTTGCTGTTATCACCACCATGGCGATGCCTTCTTTGTTTAAGGACATTTCAGCCTTTCTTCCAAAGAAGTCTTTCTCTTCTGTGGGACCTTCCTTTTACTATGTGCCACAACCGCATGGTGAGGCCAAGGAAATTCCTGTTATTGGTGTGTCACGCGCCCACCTTGGGGACTTTATCGGTTCCAAAGCTGGGGTGGACATGCAGTCTTTAGTTGGAAGACCACAGGAGAAGACGCTAGGTGGAGATTGTGGTTCGCCACTGATCATTCAGACTGGTTATGGTCCGGTTGTCGCCGGAATTCATTGTGCATTCAATGAAGCCCGGTTCATCACTCACGCTGCTCCTATCTTTTTTGAAGATTTTGACATTGAGCCTATGGTTCAGGTTGGTGTTGTCACGCCATCTGGAATTGTTGCTCAATCCGATCTTTCAGAAAAGGACAAGCTCTACACTGACTTCCACAAAGAAGGACAGTTAATGGTTTTTGGAGCCTTGCGTGGTTTTAGACCTCGTCCAAAGGCAAATGGTCGTCACACGGTGATCGCACCGTTCCTTCTCTATGAGGGACCTATGCGAGGGCTGAATATGGTCGATCGTTTGACCAATCCTGATATGGGCTCCTGGGAGCCACAACAGAATATACTCAAGGAGTACTTGTGTCCAACACATTCCATGAAAGAGAGTCTCTTTCGAATTTGTTGTGATTCGTTCTCTGAACATCTCACCAGTGGTTTCACCAAGGAGGATGTTGAGGATGTACACGTTGTTCCCCTTAGTGTGGCTGTCAATGGGTTTCCCGGCGTTCCGAACGTCGATGCTCAGAAGTTTACGACCTCTGCAGGACATGGTTTCCCAGGTCCGAAGAAGAAGTATATCCAGAGCGAGGAGGAGTTCGAAGAATGGTCAACGTTCCGAGAGTATGACGCTGAAGTCATGGCTGAGATCACTCGTATCTACGAGCTCACGGTCCAGGGAATTCGTACTCACCCCATTTTCACTGCTCAGCTTAAGGATGAAATGATTTCCTTAGCTAAGAGGGCTATGAAGAAGACACGTGGTTTTTACATGTGTCCAGTTGCGTTTCTCACTGTCATGAGAATGTTCACCACTGGTCTTACGCGTGTGATGGTTCGTAGACGAGACTTGTTTCGTCATGCGGTCGGTCTTAACACGCATTCTGAACAGTGGGATGACCTTTACAAGGAGTCCCAAAAGATTCCAGGTGACAACTGGATGGCTGGCGATTTTAAGGGTTTTGACAAGATCCTTTCTATCCTCATCCAAAATGGTGCCAAGAAGGTGTTTCTAGATGTGGCAAAGCACTGCGGTTTTACCGAGCAGGAGCTGTTGGCACTAGATACACTACTCTCTGACAACATCACGGCTGTCGTGGATTTCTTTGGAACTCTTATCATGCTTCTAGGTGGTGAGGTTTCAGGACATCAGATCACAACCTTTTTTAATAGCATTTGCAACATTCTTTTGCACTTGTATGCATGGGTGGTGCTCGCTGTTGAGATGAAGATGGATCCAACCGAAGCGGCTCGCCAATTCTGGGTCCTGGTGTTCATTCGAGTCCTAGGTGATGATATCATGGCTAAGGTTCATCCTGATGCTCCATGGTACAATCACACCTCAGTTCAGCGTGTCTTTGGTTCCATTGGGATTGTGTACACAATGGCTGACAAGCTGTCCGAAAGTGTGCCATACATCTCGTATGAGGAAGTCGGATTCCTCAAGCGGCGTTTTGCCGATCACGAGTTGTTCCCCGGAATGAAGGTGGCTCCCTTGGATAAGGAGTCCATCTACAAGATGTTGATCTACACAAATCCATCAAAGGATGTCTCGGAGGAAGAGCAGCTGGCGATGGCAATTTGTTCAGCGAAATCGGAGGCGTTCTTTCATGGACACGAGTTTTACCACTCATTGTCCCAGTTGATTGACGATGCTCCCAAGTCGTTAGAACTAGAGGCTCGTATGGAGCAATTTCCAGCTCCTACGTGGAATCAGATGTATGAGAGATTTCTCTTTGCATCACCAAAACATAGGGTTTTGTTGGTGAAACCCGAGCTTCAGGCTGAAGCCACACCAACCCTCAGTAGTAGTGACTGCTACGAGTCTGCACCGCAAGCACAGACATCGTGGAGAATGGACTGCTGGGGCTCGACCACCATGGAGCGTTCCTCCGAAGAGTCCGAGTGGACAGGGATTAGGTTGTCTCCCAAAAAGCCTGCTAGGCGTCGCCGTGTTGAGAAGAACCGTGACGTTGAAGATACACATCTCAGCAAACAAGTTAACACTAACCCACAACATATCGAAGCAGCTGTCAGGCAAATGGCGCCTGCTGCTATCGAGTCAGCCATCAACAAAGTTCACACTAAGCAATTACGTTTTCAGAAGCGGAAAGCTTGGAAGAATCGCATCGTAGCACAAGCCGATGTCCGTCCCGATACGGAAGGAAGTGTCACTACCATGCAACAAACGTACGCGTTCAAGGATGAGCCAATCTCTGTTCACGTGGATTTAGGCTCTAATCCCAATAGAGCAGCATCCATGATGGCTATGCCACAGGGTCTAGGCGAGTACTTCTCTCGACCTCGTCTAGTCGACACGTTTACGTGGACTGAAGCGATGGGTACAGGTATCCAACGCACTATCC